TGCGCGTCTGCGCGAAGCGGTTCTTGGCGACGTCGGCCTCACGGTGGGGACGGACGCTCGCCGCGGCGGCCGGCTTCACCGGCTTGGCGGTCGGAGCGGGTTGTTTCGGGGCCGACTTCAGCGCCGAGGCTTTCGCCTGCGCCTCCCGCCAGCGCATCGCGTCGTGGGCGATGCTGAGTTCGACCGCGCTGAGCCTCGGAATGTGGTCCTGCGGCACGCCCTGCTGCACGATGAACTGCAGCGTGGCCTCCAGCCGCCGGGGACCTTCCTTCGGGTCGGTGAGGTCGGGGGCGAGCCCCGCCAGCTTGGCGTTTTCCTGCTGGCGGAACTCGGCGAGCGCCGAGGCCGCGGCCTGCTGCCGGGAAGCGTCGAGCTTCTGCAGCGTCTCGCGTTCGACGTCGTATTTCGCGCGGTAGGTGGCGGCCGTCTGCGGGTCCTGCTCGAACCACGCGGGCCAGTCCACCTGCTCCCAGGTCATGCCGAGTTCCGGCACGACGCGGGCGTGATGCTGTTCGGCGGTCTGCACCGCCTGTTCCACCGTCTGGGCCAGCCCGGCCAGCTTCTCGGCATGGGCGGCGGCCGCCTTGCGGGCCTCCACCGCCTGCTGCTGCAGGGTCTGGAACTTCACCTCGCGGGAGCGTTCCTGCTCGGCGACCACGGCCTGAAGCTCGGGCGGCAGTTCGGAGAACTTGGCCTTGGCCTCGGCGTCCCAATAGAGCGGCGCGTCCACCGCCGGGGCGTCGGGCTCATCGGCCGTCTCTTCCTCGGCGGCGGGCTCCTCGCCCTCCTCCGCCTTGACGTCCTCGGGCGGAGCCTCCTCCGCCGGTTCGGCTTCGGGGGCCTCGGCCTGTTCGACCGGCTCGGCGTCGAGCGCGGACACGGCGTCTTCCACGGACAGGGGGGCGCTCTCCAGCGCGGGAGCGAGTTCAGACATCAATCACCGGGGGTGGGAGCCGGGCTCAGCCGGCGGGTTCGGTCAGCTTGCGCAGTTGCGCGGCGTACTCTTCGAGGTCGCCGGTCTGGGCCACGCCGAGGAGCACGGTCTGCACCTCGTCGAGCGCCTGCACGGTCAGCACCAGCTTGTCGCGCAGCAGGCTCTCGCCGATGGCGGTGGCCAGCACCCGGTCCACCAGCGCCTGGCGCACGGCGGCGAAGGCTTCCTGCGTTTCCTCGTACTCGCGCCGGGCGCGTTCGGACTTGGCGCTCATCCGGGCTCACCGCCCATGTGGACCGGCGACATGGCCGAGCCCTGCAGCAACTTCAGCTTGGCCTCGAACTGCATCTGTTCACGCTTCAGCGCGAACTCGCCGGCCATCTGCTCGCGCTTGAGCTGGGCGTCGCTCTCCATCTTCTGCCGTTCGAGGTCGGCCTTCACCTGCACCTCGATCAGCTTCGGATCGGGCGCCGGGGGCTGCTGCGGCTGCTGTTGCTGCTTGGCCGGGTCGCCGAGGTAGGGATCGGCCGACTTCAGGCCCAGCCCGCGCTCGTAGAACCGCTTGACCACGGCGTGAGCCTGCGGGGCCTGCACGAACGGGCCGTTCAACCCGCCCTGCAGCGTCACCAGCTTCTCGGTCGTGGCCATCAGCATCTGGCCCACCTGCATCTCGTGCTCGCGGCCCCCGGCGCCCACGCCGACTTCCACGTTCATGTCGGTGCGCTCGCGCCACTGGCTCGGGTCCACCTCGGCCCACTCGCCGCGCAGACGCGCCTGCCCGGCCTGGGCGTTGGCCCGCAGGCACGCGTGGATGCCGAGAAACATGTCCTTGATGCCGGTTTCGGCGAACACGCGGGCGATCAGGCGAAGCCGCTTCTGCGCCGCGCCGATCAGTTGCGCCGCGCCCGAGGCGGTGTCGTGCAGGGTGTCGGGGTTGAGCCCCTGCGCGTTGCGGACGATGCCGGTGCGCTGCTCGCCAACCGTGCTCATGTACTCCAGCGCGTCCAGCGCCGGGAAATTGAGGCTGCCGGCCGTGATCGGGCGTACCGAGTCGCCCGACTTCGACCGCACCGGCACGCCCGGTTCGTTGCGCAGCAGATCGCCCAGGGTGAACTGATTGGCCCGGTTCGGGTCGGTCGCCACCTCGTAGCGTTGGTTCAGCGCGAAATAGCCGCTGTCGAGGAACATGCGCAGCAGGGCGGTCTTGATGCGCTGCACCTCAAGCAAGAGGTCGGCGAGGCTGCGGCCGATCAGCCGGTGAGTCACCGGATAGGGCGTGATCACCGCGAAGCGCACGCCGTCCACCTCGGCCTTGTCCAGCAGCACGGTTTCGTCCGCGCCGGTCACCAGACGCAGCGTCTCGATGTCGCCGTCGCCGTCCGCGTCCACCCGCAGGTAGTGGCAGACGATCTCCACCAGCTTCAGGTCGCCGATGCCGTCGCCGCGGGGGGCGCCGGCGGTCTCCTCCACCGTGTCGCGGGCCAGCTCCACCGACTGGTCGGTGTGCGAGCCGTAGGGCGGCAGCGAGCGCACCAGATCCGGGTCGTAGCCCTCGGCGATCAGTTCCTGCACCCGGCGGCGCGAGCGCATGAACGAGTAGGTCGCCCGGCCCGCCTTGGTGGCGTCGCGGGACACGCCGTAGTCTTCCGGCGGCACCGTCTCGACGCACAGCTTGCCGCCCTGCACCGTCTTGCGGGCCGTCAGGGTGACCGAGCCGTCATCGGCCTCGGCGTGCTCGATCTCGTGGCCCTGCTGCTGGAGCTGGTAGGCCGCCACCGCCGCGTCGTCGGGGTGCAGGCCCTCGTGGACCTGTTCCTGAACGTCCTCGGACGGCTCGTAGTACCACGTCGCCACGCCGATCTTGGACAGCAGCGCGTCCTTGATCAGCGAGTAGAGCACCATGAACCCGTCGTTCTGGTCGAAGAAGACGTGGTTCACGTAGTCGGTTTCGAGCCGGGCCTGCTTCTCGTCGTCGGGGCCGGCGGGCGGGAACACCACGACGTCGTCGCCGCCGGTGAAGATCTCCACCAGATCGGGCAGCGCGGTCTCCACCGCGTCGTTCACGTCGGTGCTCACCGCCTTGGAGCGGTTGGGCATGGCCGAGAGGTCGCTCATCACGCCCTTGGCGTAGTTCAGGGCGGTCTCGCGTTCGGCGTTCAGTTCGCCCTGGTCGAAGCCCAGCGCCGCACGCCGTTCGTCGGCGACCATCGCCAGCAGTTCGGCGTCGCTCAGCTTTGCCATCAAACGATCCCGTAGTTCGGAAGCTCGAAATGCTCGGCGTAGGTCACCGGCTCTTGGTAGGCGACGCACATCAAGCCGAAGGCGTCCGATCCGTGTGAGGACCAGTCGTGCTCAGGTCCGAGGCCGATGTTGCGGGCCTCGTCCTTGCGCTCGTGATAGGCGCCCAACGCCTCGACGCCGGGGCCGGTCGTGGCTTCGTTGATCCAGATCCTCGGGAACAGCCGCCGGGCCGCCTCGATACGCTGGGTCGCCGCGCCTTTGCCCTGGTTCGGGACCACCTGCACCTCGAACTCGGCCGCCTGCAGCGCGCTCTGGTACGAGACGTCGAAAACCTTGTCGTTGGACGCGCCGTCGTGGGGCAGCACACACAGCGCCTTGCCCCAGCCGCGATCCCTAAGCCACGCCACGTGCGCCGCCAGCGGCTGGCCCTGCGCCTCGTAGTAGTCCAGCACCCGGATTTCCCGGCCGACGAACTGAGCGATCCAGATGGCGCAGGCGTCGGCCTTGGCCCCGGTGCCGCCGATGTCCCAGAACGCCCGCACCGTCATCAGCGGATCGCGGGCCACGCGGCCGAGCCGGCCTTCCTTGCGCAGTTCGGCGAGCTGCTTGGCGAAGTACGCCCCCTCGGTCACCGTCTTGTACCCGCCTTCCCACGTGTGCTCGTAGTCGTCGGGCCTGTCCCTGAGGTCGTCCTGCCGCTCCTGCTCAAGCTCGGCTGGAAACCACGGGTTCTCGGACCAGTTGGCCTTGACCACGACCGCACCCGTCGGCGGCGTCGAACCCCGCAACAGCGCGTCCACCGGATCGGTCTTGCGTCGCGGGTTCCATGAAAACCAAAGCTCCGACCCGGCCTTGCGGATGGTCGGGCGCAGCAGGGTCAGCGAGGTCTGCGAAAGGCTCTGCGCCTCCTCCACCCACGCCACGTCGAAGTCTTCCAGCGACTTGATCGACTCGGCGGTGTGGTCCTGCATCCCCTGAAAGATGATCAGCCCGCCGTGCGGCGCCCGGATCTCCGCCTCCAGCACCTCGAACCGATGCCCGAGCCCGAGCGCCTGAATCTTGCCCTCGATCAGCTTCTTGGCCGACTGCTTCAGCGTCTTCTGGATCTCGCGGATGCAGACCGCGTGCGTCTTGCGCGACAGGCAGCGCGCCACCAGCATCTGGGCGAAGAAGTGCGACTTGCCGGAGCCCCGGCCGCCCCAAGCCCCCTTGTACCTGGCCGGCGGAAGAAGCGGCGCGAACGCCCTAGGTGTCTCGATGGGCAGGGTCGACAACCCGCCACTCCACGACCGTCGCCACCGCGCCCCCGTCCGGGCCGCTCAGTTCCTGCTTGCTGGTGTCTGACCAATCATCGCGCGCCACGTTCTTCAGCGCGAAGGTGATCGCAGTCGGGTTGCCCGCGGCCTTGTCGTCAGACGCCCTGGCGAGCCGATCTTCCCAGACCCGTGCGCCCTTGGCCCGTCCGCGTGATACCGCGTCAAGAAATTCGGGGTGCGCCTTCATCCAGGCGTCCACCGTCTGGCGGGAAACGTCCAGCTCGCCGGCCAGTACCGACAGGCTGTAGCCCTTGGACAGACAGTCCACCGCGGTCTGGCAGAACTCCTCCCGGTATTCGCTCGGTCGTCCCATCAGGCGGCCTTCGCGAACACGCGCCGCACTTCCGCTTCGTCGAACACGCAGGCCCAGCGGAACGCCTCGCCGAGCTTCTGCCCGAGCGGGCTGCGGCACGGCACGGCGGCATCGACCTCATACGGCCCGCCCTCACGACTCGTCAGGCGCAGACGGAAATGCTCGGGGTCCTGCAGGCCGATGATCGCGCAGCCTTTGCGCACCCCGTCCAGCCGCACCTCGTTCGCGCGGCGCACGATCAGGAAGCGGTCGCCCTGGTAGGTGGTGACGTATTCCATCACTTCGCCTTCGTGCGGCTTCTCTTGTGGGTTTCGCCTCGCACGTTCACGCCCGACTGCGGTTCAGGGGGTGTGTCGCTGCGTGTTCGGGGAACGTGGAGGCGAAGGGGTGCAGGTCGGACGCAAG